CTGGCTATCTGATCAACACCAAGACGCGCGGCAAGCTCAAGCAAACCCAGCTTGGCACCAATCTGCCGTTTATTTGGCAGAATTCCGGCCAGCCGGTCAATGGCTACCGCGCCGCCGTGTCGAACAACGTCCCGTCGAACCTCACCAAAGGCACCAGCACCACGGTGTGCAGCTCGGCGATCTTCGGCAGCGACTGGTCGATGGCTACCATCGGCCTGTTCGGCGCGCCCGATGTCGTGGTCGATCCGTACAGCAAGGCCGACACCGGCCAGGTCAAGATCACGTTGAATCAATTTTATGACTTTGGCGTCAGGCAGCCCGCTTGCTTCGCCAAGGTTGACGACTTGCTCGCCGGCTGATGACCACCGCCCCCACCAGCAAAAAAGGCAAAGCACCGCCTTTCCCCTGGTGGGGGCACTTCGACATCCGTCAATGACCCCCATCAAACCCAAGACCGCCGCCATCGTCCGCGTCGGTGGCAATGGCGATGCCCTGTGGGCCGCCAGCATCGCCGCGCATCTGCACGCCGATGGGTATCGCGTCACCCTGTTTGTTAGCGCCAATGGCGAGCAAGTGCTGCGCCATGATCCGCACATCGATCACATCGTCATCGTCCCGGCCGGCATGTCCGAGCATGACCTCATCGAATATTGGGCCGTCAACGCCCCCCGCTTCGACAAGTGGATCAACCTGATCGGATCCGTCGAAGGCCGTCTGCTCCCGCACCAATCGGTGCACGATTTCTACCTGCCGCACGCCCTGCGCCACAAGCTGAATAATCACAATTACATCGACATGGTGCACGCGTATGCTGGCTTTGAGGCCGGCACGCCAAGCCTGCAAAAGTTTTACCCGAACGCCGACGAATTGGCCTGGGCCAAGCAAACCCGCGCCGAGCTGAAAGGCCCGATGGTGCTGCTTTCGCCCACCGGCTCGGGCCACTTCAAAGCCTGGCCGCATTCGCAACGCTTCATGGAATTGATGGCCGACGCCGGCATTTACACCGTCATGGTCGGCGACCTCAAGCACCTGCCCGACCTCGACATGGTCGCCCGCCACGGCATCGACTACGGCCACGTGGTCGGCATGGAATGGCCGCTACGCCTCGCCCTGGCCTATGCCCTGCAAGCTGATTGCGTCGTCGCCACCGAATCCGTGTTCGCCAACGCCGTCGCCTATGAGCCGATCCCCAAGGTCGTGATGCTCTCGCACAGCTCGAATGAAAACCTGACCCGCGATTGGGACAACTGCATCGCTCTCGAAGCCCCCGCTGCGGTGTCCTGCCACCCGTGCCACAGAATTCACAACGAAGGCATGGCGCTGTGCAAAAAAGACACCACCGCCAACGCCTCGGCCTGCATGGCCAGCTACAGCGCCGAAACGGTCGCCGACCTGGTGCTGCGCGCTTTGCACATGGATCTGAAGGCCGCCGCATGAGCTTCGTTGAACACCTGGCCAGCTACTTCACCGACTTCGGCACCGATGCCGTGATTGGTGGCGCCAGCGTGCGTGGCGTGTTCGATAACGAATATGTCACCAGCCTCGGCCTCGTCGATGGCACGCATCCCGTGTTCCTTGCAAGCTCATCCGCCGTGTCTTCCTCGTCCGTCGGTGATCTCATCACCGTCGGCGGGGTTTCTTATTCGATTGGTCGCGTCGAGCCGGATGGAACCGGCATGACGCGCCTGATCCTGGAGCGCCGCTGATGTCGCACGCCCGCACCCAAATCCGCACCGCCGTGGCCGCCGCGCTCGAAGGCCTCACCGCCGCGCCGCGCGTCTACGTCACGCGCCTGCTGACGCTGCCGGAATCCGCCTTGCCCTGCCTGCTGGTCAATACCGACGCCGAAGAAATCGTCGGCGCCGACATTGGAAACGTGCAAGAACGGCGCTTGACGCTGACCATTCGCTGCGTCGACAAGCTGCTCGACGGCATCGATGATGGCCTCGACGACATGATCGCCGAAGTCGAAACGCGCCTCGCCGGCAACATGCTCAACGGCTTGATCGCCGCCAATTTCCTCGATGCCCTGCGCATCGAATACGACGAATCCGACTGCGCGGTCGGCATCGCCGAAATGCAATACCGCCTCACTTATTTCACCACTGCCGGCTCACCCGGCGTCACTTTGTAAAGGAACCGCCATGAGCGTCAAACTGTGGTCAAACGTCCAGGTCGCTATGCAGTCCGCTGCCGCCGCCACCAAAACCATCACCGGAATCACCAAGGCCAGCACCGGCGTCGTCACCAGCGCCTCGCACGGCTATTCCAACGGCGACTATGTGTTGCTGTCGATTCAGGGCATGTGGCAGCTTGATAACCGCGTCGTGCGCGTCGCCTCGGTCGCTACCGATACCTTCCAGCTCGAGGGCGTCGATTCCACCCTGTTCGACACCTTCACCAGCGGCACCGCCAGCAAGCTGACCCTGGGCACCACGATTTCCTCGGCCGCCGACATCAACGTGTCCGGTGGCGATTTCGACATGATCGACGTCTCGACGATCCATTCCAACGTCAAGCAAGTGACCCCCGGCGCATCCAGCCCGGTGCAGGTGTCGATGAACTTGAATTGGGACCCGTCCGATGCCGGCCAGGTGGCGATGAAGTCCGCCTCCGATGCCCGCGCCCAGCGCGCCTTCCTGTTCACGTTCTCGGATTCGGCTAAGTGGGTCTTTGTCGGCTATGTCGGCTTCAGCCACTCCCCGACCGGCCAGGCCTTGAACAAGGTCACGTCGCCGGCGGTCATCACCGCCTACGGCCGCCCGACCGTCTACACGTCCTAAGCGATGTTCAAGCTAGATCCCAACCCGACCTTTGTCGCCCCCGTCTCCGGGTTCAAACCCGGCGAAGGGGTGACCGAGTCCATCCTGGTGACGTTCAAGTACCGGGGTCGCAAGGAACTCAGCGAATTCCTGCTCGCCGTCGGCGACCTCACCGCCCTCGATGCCCTCATGGACATCATGGTCGGCTGGCGCGACGTGCCGCTGGATTTCACGCGCGAGAACGTCGAGAAGCTCTGCGATCTGTACCCGGCCTTTGTGTCGGCGGTGTTTGAAACCTACCGCGCCGAACTCACGGAAGCCCGCAGAAAAAACTAATCGCGGCCGCTCGCCGTATGGTGGGCGGCCCGCCGGATGAAGGTGCCGCGATGCTGGTCGCATGGGGCATGAATGCTGAAGACGCCAAACGCTTCAACGAAGCGGCTGACGATGGCATCTACCCCGACAACTGGCCCGCGCTGGGTGTCATGTTGGCGCTATCCACGCAGTGGCGCGTCGGCATGGCTGGCCGCACCGGCCTGGATTATGCCGCGCTGCCCGCCGTCCTGGTGCTGTGCGGCATTCGGCGCAAACAGCGGCTCGATGTCTTTGAAGCCGTGCGCGTGATGGAGTCTGAGATTTTGCGAATCGAGAGCGAAAACCGTGGCCGATAACAACACCCGCATCATCATCAGCGCCGACGACCAGGCCAGCCCGGCCCTGCGTCGTGTCGGTGCCGAACTCGGCAACCTCGGCCAATCCATCGCCGGCATGTCCGGCGTGATGGGCGCCTTGTCCGGCGCCGCCGTCGCGTCCGGCTTCATCGCCATGACCAAAGCCGCTATCGACTTTGGCGGCAAGCTCAACGACATGGCCATGCAGACCGGCGCCACCGTCGAGCAGCTCTCGGCGATGCGCAACGTCGCCGAACAGTCTGGCGTCAGCCTCGACGAAGCCGGCAAAGGCCTGCAGGCATTAAGTAAAAAGATGTTTGCGGCCGCCACCGGCAACAAGGAGGCCGCTGCCACGTTCGAGGCGCTTGGCGTCTCGATTAAAGACGGCAACGGCGCCCTGCGTGATAGCGGCCTCGTCATGCAAGACGTGGCCAAGAGCATCGCCGGAATCGCCAGCCCCACCGAGCGCGTCGCCGCCGCCCAGCTCGCCATGACAAAGTCTAGCGGTGACCTGGTGCCGATGTTGATGGACATCGCCAACGGCGCCGAGATGGTAGCGACGTGGACGAAAAAAGACGCCGAAATGGCCGACGAACTTGGCGACAATTTCACCAAGCTTGCCGCGCAGGCACGCGGCGCAGGGGAATCGCTGGCGCGTGAATTGATCCAGCCGCTTAACGAAATCGCCAAAGCCATGCTGGATACGGCGAAATCTACCGGCGAGCTGTCCGCTGGCACCGCAGCGATCAAGACGTTTTTCGAGACGATTGCCGTGCTGGGCGTCAATGTCGCCTACGTCTTCAACACCGTCGGCAAGGAACTCGGCGGCATGGCCGCGCAACTGGTCGCCTTGTCCACGCTGGATTTCAAAGGATTCACGGCAATCGGCGACGCCATGAAGAAAGACGCCGCCGCCGCGCGCAAAGAAATCGACGCGCTATCCGAACGCATCCTGAATCCATCAAAGGACTCTGCACCGGCAGCGACCAAAACCGACACCGGCAACAGTTTCGCCGCGCGCCTGAACGCCACCAACGAGGCCGGCAAGAAAGTCAAAGCCACCATTGACGAGCTGGCCGTGGCGATGAACAAGATATACGCCAAGGATTCCGGCCTCGACGTCAGCTACCTGAAAGACCTGCAAACCCTGCACGCCGGCTACAAAGCCGGGCGCCTTGATCTGGCGCAGTACCAGGACGCCGTCGGAAAGCTGACCACCTCGCAGAAATTCCACGTTGATGCGCTCAAAGCGAGCGCCGACGCCGAAAAGCTATGGGCCGATGCCGTCGAGAAAGCCGCCGAAGCGGCCGAGAAGACGCTCAAGTCGCTCGACGAGCGCGCCATCGCCGCTGAAAACGAACTCGAAACCTATGGCCTGACCAAGTCCGCCATCGAAGACACCATCATCGCCCGCCTCGAAGAACAGCGCGCCATGGTCAATGGCTTTGATTCGCAAGTGGGCCTGGTGGCCAATCTGGAAAAAGAAATCGTCGCCCGCAAAAAAGCCCGCGACGCCTTCCGTGGCCTCGAAGCCAAAGAAGACGCCAAGAAAGCCGCCGACGACGCCACCAAAGCCTGGGATAAATTCGCCGACGACATCGAAAAAGGCCTCACAGATTCGCTCTATCGCAGCTTCGAGTCCGGCAAAGGATTCAGCGAGGCGTTCGTCGATTCGCTCAAGAACACGCTAAAAACCACCGTCCTCAAGCTGGCCGTGCAGGCCGTGGTCGATCCGATCATGGGCACCGTGCGCAGCGCCATGGGTGGAGCGGGTGGCGCCGGCAATGCGCTGTCGATGGGAAGCAGTTTGTGGAATGCGTACTCGACCGGGGATTTCGCAGCAACGGGCTATGGGGCATTTGCGACATCTAGCGTTGGCGCCTCACTCGGTTTGTCCACACCAGTGGTGGTTGATGCCGTGGCGGGACTAGCAGCGCCAACGGCAGTGACCGGGGGCATGACCGCGTTAGGCACCGCTATGCCTTACATCGCTGCGGCATTACTAATTGCCAGCGCGCTCGAAGGCGGCGAAACCCGCCAAGGCGGCGTTTCATACCTCTACGGGAAGTCCACGGGAGATGGAACAGGCATCTACAACGACTACGGGACATCGGGCATTACGGCAAAGTTTGGCAGTTCTGGCGGCCCCATCCAAGGCATCCAGGAACTGACCGGACAGACCGTCGCCGGCATTAACACTTTATTCAAATCTCTTGGATCGTCGGCAACATTAGCGGGATTCCAGGCCGGCGCCGAAACATCAGGGAATGGTCGTGGCGGGGTATTCAGCGGCGGGACATTAAGCACGGGCGCCCGTTTCGGAGAAGCTGCCTTGGGTAGCAACTATTCTGGCGGCAAATACGAATCCACCAGTGCCAAAGACGGCGACGCCAAGACAATCGCCAAGAACTTCGGCGAAGACATGCTGCAGGTCACCATCCAGGCACTGCAAGCCGCTACCGACCTACCGGCCAGCATCAGCAAGTATTTGCAAGGCGTCGATGCCGAAGCCTTGAGCGGTGAGGCCGCAGCTAACATTATCTCCACCATCACGGCGCTGTCAGACCTGTCCAAACCGCTGCCCGACATCATGGAATCCGCCCGCATCGCCGGCTTGTCGGCCTTTGGCGCCTGGCAAAATGGCAGCGACGCTCTGCTCAATCTGGCCCGCCAATTTGACGGATCGCTGAATTCTGCCAATGCCCTGACGGGGGTCATCCAGGCGCGCTACGCGCAGGAATTGCAGCTTGTGCAGCAAATCCAGACCGCGATGGCCGGCACCGGCGACATGTTCGCGGCGTCGATCCGCTCGATCCGCCTGTCTGTCCTCGACGATCCGGCCAAGTTCAATTACCTCGACCGTGAGGCGCAGAAATACCGCGACCTCCTGGCGACCATGCTCGACCCCGAGCTGATCAGCAAATACGCCGGCAAGCTCAACGAAACCATCAATCAGTCGTTTGGCCTGCTTGCGCCTGACGAACAAAAGGCCCGCGCCGGCGATTACGTGGCTTTGCTCGAAAGCGCCGACAAGCTGGCGCAAGACCGCTACCAGGCCACCGCCAACACTATCGTCGAAGAACGCAACGCCTTCACCGCTGCCGTGCAGGCCGCCGTGACCAACGCCGTCGAGCAGATCGCCGCTGCCGCCGCCAAGCCGCAGACAGTGGTGGTCGACGTCAATGTCAATCAAACCGGCGCTGTGGAAACCGTCGCTTACACAGGACCATAAATGCTTACGCTCGACGCCGCTCTCATCGCCGAACTTGGTCTGACCGTCACCCGGCCAGGCTACTTGGTCGAGATGGCCTTCAGCACGCCGCTGTATTTATCCAGCATCGGCGACGTGAGCTGGGATGGCAAGACCTGGGTCGCCGCCGATGTCCGTGTGAATGGCCTTTCGCGTGACGAACGTGGTGGCGGGGCAGGGCAGATCGTCCTC